CAAATAAAAGTTGTAAGTGATGTAATCAATGATGAATCTCATATAAATAGATATATAAATCATTCTCATTATCATGATGGCGATAGTGGAATTGATTTATATTGTCCCGATACAATTACAATAGAAGCAGGTGAAACAAAATTTATTGATTTAAAAATTCAATGTCAAATGTTAAAATATTTTCATGAAAATGATGTAGCAGTATCATATTATTTATATATGAGATCATCGGGTGCTAGAACACCATTGAGGTTAGCAAATTCTGTTGGAATTATTGACGCTGGTTATAGAGGGAATATTATAGCTGCCGTAGATAATATTAAAAATGAAAATTATACAATTGAGGCTGGAACAAGATTATTTCAAATATGCTCTGGTGATTTATCTCCGATGAAAATGGAGATTGTAAATAATTTACCAGAAACTTCTAGAGGTAGTGGTGGATTTGGATCAACAAATAATACAGAACCAGAACCAGAACCAGAACCAGATAATTTTATTCATAGTAGAGGACATTATCATGGACATGGACATGGACATGATAATAATAGACATGGGCATGGACATGGACATGGACCAAATGGTGAATGTTTATAAAATTGTTATAAATTAATTATTTTTTTATGTATAATTAAATATGAATGAAAAATATGTGATTCATGATACAAGAATAACAGATGATTTTTTAAAAAAATCATTTTCGGGATATAAAAAAACAGATGTAATGAATGTATTATTAAAAAGTATAGAAACAAAAAAAATAGAAAATACATGTAATTGGATAACCGAATGTTTATGTTCAGGATATGTTGAATCGTGTTGGGAAAAGATATTATTGTATTCTTCATCTATTATTTCAATAAATAATCCTTTATTGCCATTTTATTTATATAAAAAAAATATATTATTTTATAATATTTATGATAATATTGATCATAAAAAAGATAATAATGAAGTTATTAATTTAAGAAATGATCAAATTATAAGGAATTTATTTTTTTCAATAGCAACAATATTATCATTATCATCAAAAACAAAGAGATATAATAAATATCCTAAAATTAAAAAAGAAGATTTTAATTTTAATAATATATCATTAAGATTATCAGCCAATGCTAATTTATTACCAAATAATTTTATACATTTTAATGAACCAGAAGAATTAAAAATAATAATAAATGAAATATATTTTCATTTAAAAAATAAAAATGGTTATGATAAATGTATATACTGGATAATATGGATATTAGAGTGGGAAAAAAAGATTAAAAAAAATAAAGGTCCATGGAATATAGATAATAGACAAATTGATGTAGATGAAAAATATAGGGGAGATTTAATATGGATTATATGAGAAATAGTTTTAATTGAATCAAAAAATAGAGATATAAAAATACAAAAACAAGTTAAATCATTATTTGAATTATATATACATAATTTTAAAATTGGAAAAAAAAATAAAAGATTACCATATTTATTTAATTCTGTGGTTTATTTGATGCATAATATTAATTTTAATATAGAAATGATACCAAATTTAGATATATATATACAATCACAAATAAATAATAATAAGTTATTTGAATTAAAAAAAATATATGAAGTAAAACCAATAGTTAAAAAAAAATTAAAAATAAATAAAAAAAAAAATAAAAATGAAGATGAGTGTGATGACATCTTTAAAAATAAATTAGATTTATTTAATAATTTATCATTTTAAAATTATTTATTATCATATATATATATATATGTTTATGAGTAATATGTGTAAATTATTATTAATTTATAATATAAATAATAGATTAAATGAATATGTAAATATAAATAATATAAATATAAATATGATTAAAAATAATTTTTCGTGTAATGATAGTATAAATTTACAATTAAATTTACATATAGAGATAAATAAGATAAGAAATATGAATAATAAATATAATAAAATAATAAAATATATAAATAATAAATATATAAATAATAAATATATAAATAATAAATATATTTTATATATATATGAATAAATATTACTTAATAGTTGGTATTATATTAGTAATTACATCAATGTGTTTACATTGTATAAAAAATAATTCGGAGATAACAATATGTTCAATATAATTTATTTATAATCGTAACTAATTCTTTAAAATCCCATCCTTCATTATAAGAAATATATTTTAATAATTGTATATTTTGAACTTTAATATATAATTGAATATTTTCCATAAATTCTTTATCAATTATCATTGAATATTTAAAATTTATTATAATTAATAATTTCAAATTATTTAACCATTTAACAATTATAATATATGTAATAATAAATGTTTTATTTAAACAATTTATCTGAAGATATATTATATAAAATTTTAAAAGATGTTATAATTGATAACCCCCCATTAATGACATATTGTTTAAAGTATTTATGTAAAGATTTTTCAAAAATAATAAATAATAATAAGATAGAAATATGTAATAATAAAGATAATGATGAATTAATGAATAAATTATATAAAAATGGAAATGTAAAAATATTTAATTGGTTATATCAAAATAATATTAAATTAAAAAATATTGATGTTATACATTTAATTAAAAATAATAGATTAGATGTTTTAGAAGAATCTTTAAAATATAAAATGAATATAAATGTATTATTTAATCGTTTTTATTTAACAAATACATGTGATGAAGATGATGAAGATGATGATATAAAAAAATGTAATAATTTTAATTTATTTGATTTGGTTAAAACAAATGCTTCATTTTTATTATATTCAACAGAATGTGGTTATTTAGATATATGTAAATTTTTTATTGATAATCCAAAATATAAAATGTATAAAAAACAAATTCCAAAAATGTTAGATATATGTATAGAAAATAACAAATCAGATATAATAAAATATATATTAAAAAATCATATAGATATGATAGATAATAAAAGATTAAATAATTGTTTAAAATATTAAACGATATATAAATGATTAATATAAATAATTAATTTGATATTATTTAAATAATTATTGATAATATAATATATATTAAATGGTTATGAGGGTTCAAAAAAGAAATGGTGATTTTGAAAATGTATCTTTTGATAAAATAATGAATCGCATTTCTAGTTTATGTAATGAACCCGGTTTAAAAGTATTAAACATTGATCCAACAATTATAGCACAAAAAATATGTTCTGAAATTCATGATAAAGTATCAACAACTAAATTAGATATTTTATCATCTGAAGTAGCTATATCATTATATAGTAAAAATCTAGATTTTAAAGAATTAGCTTCAAGAATTGTAATATCTAATCATCACAAAAATACAAATGGTAAATTTTCTGATATTATTAGTAATTTATATAATTATAAAACAGAGGATGGAACATCAAAACCATTAGTAAATGATATAATTTATAATTTAACTATGAAGAATATGGATATAATTAATGATAAAATAAATTATAAAAATGATTATAAATTAGATTATTTTGGATTTAAAACATTAGAAAAAAGTTATTTATTAAAAATTAATGGTAAAATTGTAGAAAGACCTCAAGATTTATTAATGAGAGTATCTTTATCAATTCATAGGAATGATTTAGATAAGGCATTTGAAACATATGATTTTATGTCAAATCAATATTTTATTCATGCTACTCCCACATTATTTAATGCTGGAACAAAAAGAGAACAATTTTCCAGTTGTTTTCTATTAATGATGCAGGATGATAGTGTAGAAGGAATATATGATACATTAAAAGATTGTGCTTTAATTTCGCAATCAGCTGGAGGTATTGGTTTAGCTATACATAATATCAGAGCAAAAGGGTCATTTATAGCTGGAACTAATGGTATTTCAAATGGTATTGTTCCAATGCTTAGAAATTTTAATGATACAGCAAGATATATAGATCAAGGTGGTGGTAAAAGAAATGGATCTTTTGCAATATATTTAGAACCATGGCATGCAGATATTTTTGAATTTTTAGAATTAAAAAAGAATCATGGTAATGAATTAGAAAGAGCAAGAGATTTATTTTATGGTTTATGGATTAATGATTTATTTATGGAACGTGTTAAAAATAATGAACAATGGTCTCTATTTTGTCCAGATAAATGTAAAGGATTATATGATATATGGGGTTCTAAATTTGAAGAATTATATTTAAAATATGAAAAAGAAGAAAAATATAATAAGAGAGTAAATGCTCAAGAATTATGGTTTGCTATTTTAAATTCACAAATTGAAACAGGAACACCATATTTAGTTTATAAAGATGCTGCTAATCGTAAATCAAATCAACAAAATTTAGGAACAATTAAATCATCTAATTTATGTACAGAAATTATTGAATATACAAATAAAGAAGAAACAGCTGTATGTAATTTAGCATCTATCTCTTTAAAAAGTTGTTTAGAATATCCAGATTATACAGGAATGAATTTTAAAATTTATTCAAAGCCAGATTGTATGTATTGTAATGCTTCTGAAAAATTACTAAATAATTATAATATAAAATACGAAAAAGTATCATATAAAAATCTTTTATTAAGTGGTCAAACCCCTGTTGGTGTTAAATTTCCTCAAATATATATTAAAAATGGAATAAATAATATACATATTGGTGGATATACAGAATTAGAGAGATATATTCGACCTGTATTTAATCACAAAAAATTAGTCAAAATTAGTAAAATATTAACTAAAAATTTAAATAACATTATTGATTATAATTATTATCCAACACCTAAAACAAAATTATCTAATTTTAGACACAGACCAATTGGAATAGGAATTCAAGGTTTAGCTAATGTCTTTTATGAATTAAAGATTAGTTTTGATTCAGATGAAGCTAAACAATTAAATAAAGATATATTTGAATCTATATATTTTGGTGCTTTACAAAGATCAATGGAACTTGCTAAAGAAAGAGAAATTGATATGAAATCTTTAAAAGAAATGTATAATAATAATGATACATCATTATTAGATGAAATAAAAAATTTAGAATTAAAATTAAATCCAATCGAAGAAGAATTAAATAGAGAAGAATATTTAGGTACATATTCATCATATATTGGATCTCCTATGCATAAAGGTAAATTACAATTTGATTTGTGGGAAAAAGAAGTAGACAATTGTTTACATGATTGGACAACATTGAGGGGGGAAATTAATAAATATGGAATTAGAAACAGTTTACTATTGGCACCAATGCCAACAGCCTCTACTTCACAAATCTTAGGTAATTATGAATGTTTTGAACCTGTTATGGCAAATATTTACTCTAGAAGAGTATTATCAGGTGAATATCTAGTAATGAATGATTATATGGTAAAAGATTTAGAAATATTTAATATGTGGACACATGAAATGAAAGATAATTTAATTAAAAATGATGGTTCAATTCAAGCAATAATTGGTATTCCAGATATTATTAAAAGTAGATATAAAACTGCTTGGGAATTAAAACAAAAAAATATAATAGATATGTCAAGTGATAGGGGTCAATTTATATGTCAATCACAAAGTTTAAATTTATTTATGGAAGCTCCAAATTATTCTAGATTATCATCAATGCATTTCTATGCTCATAAAAAAGGATTAAAAACAGGTATGTATTATTTAAGAACACGACCATCAAGTAAAGCAATACAATTTACAATTGCCCCCGAATCATGTGAGATGTGTAGTGGTTAAATAATTTAAGGAAATAAAATATAATAGTATATATATAAAATGGTGACTCATTATAAATACGAGTCGTTTAAATCACTATTTAATAGTGATGATTTTTTGTCTAATTATAAAGAGTACATATCTAATAATGCAGATAAAATAGATGCTTTATTAGAAACCATTTCATCTATAACAATTAATAAAAATTATTATAAAATGAATATATCTTCAAAAAATGTTAAATTTAAAAATAATTTATCAACAGATACATTAATTATTAAAAATATACATAATTTATTAAATAAATTAACTGATAATAATATAGAGAATATTGTTAAAAAAATAATATTGGAAATAGGAACTACGCATCATATAATACCACATATATTGGATATTATAATAGATAAAAGTATATCTGAAATTCAATATACAGATTTATATGTTGAAATTATTAAAAAAATATTAATAATTGATAAAACAGTAAAATTAGAATTATTTATAAATAATAAAATGGATAAAATATATGTTGATTTTCAAAAAAAAGAAACAGACTATTTATCTTTATGTTCTATGAATAAAAATATAGATGATGTTATTGGTTTATCTATATTTATAGTTAAACTTGAAATAAATAATTTATTAAAAGAATATAATAACAAAATTATAAATATTATGTTTGATAGTATTATTATAGAAGATGATGATATATGTTATAAATATATATTATCACTTTATAATATTTTTTCATTATTAGATAAAGAAGAAATTATTATTTACAAAGAAAAAATAAATGAATTAAAAAATAAAAATATAACAAAAAAAAATAAATTTAAATTAATGGATATATTAGATTTAATGAAATAGTTTAAAGTTTATAATTAATAAAATAAATAAATGGATAATATTTACTACTCTCCAGTTGATTTCAGTACCTGTAGTTCTGGAGATTATATTTTAGAAACTACTAGCATATCAAATGAATTAATAAGTAATATAGATAATAGTTTATTTATACATGAAAATATAAATTTCATTAATAGAGATAATTTTTATAATGATATGTATGTAATTAAATTAGAATTACTTAAACATATTGAATGTGATACATTTTTATTAGATTCTCAATTAAATATAATTAAAAATGTTAAAAAAGATAATAAAATTGATACAATTGCTTCAGAAGTATTATATTTATTAATTAGAGATAATAGTAATTTATTAATTGATAATATTAAATTAAAACTAATTACACCTATATTAAATAAATTAAATTATGATATAGAAAAATTAAATATAGATTTATTATTAAAATGTATTAAAAATTTAATTTCAAAAAATATGAGTGATCAAAATACTAAATTGATTAATGATATTATAGATTTTAAAAAAGATTATATTAAAAAGCAAGATGAATTGTTAAAATTAGAATCAAATTTAATAAATGATATAAATATAAATAATGATGATATTGAAACAATTGATAAAATGTTAAAAAAAACAAAATCTTTAAACAATGATATAGATAATAAAGAAAATGAGAAGATGATTAAAACAATGTTAGAATTATCAAATATGTTATATAAAAATAGTAATATTATTAATTCTAAACAAAAATATATAGATAAAAGAAAAGAGATGAATAATTATATTAATGTAATTAGATATATTAATAATTTTAATAATTGTAATATATGTCAATTATGTTTAACAAATCCAATAGATCATTATATTATTCCATGTGGGCATACAGCTTGTTCAGATTGTTTAACAAAACAAAAACAATATCAAGGGTCAGAAAATTTTAAATGTGGATTATGTAGAGTATTAATTGAAGATACAAATAAATTATATTTATAAATATATAATATGATTAAATTATTTATTATAACATTAATATTAATATATATGGAGAACCATTAAAAAAATGTAAAACTGGATATAAATCAGGTAGTTGGGATAAACATGGATATTGTAGTGAAAAAGATGGAGGTGTTCATCAAATATGTTTTAATGTAAATAATGAAACTAGTAATTTCTCTAAAATTACTAATCAAGGAAATTGGTCTAAAAATAGAATTGGAAATAATCATTGTATGTGTTTGGGAGCTTGGGCGCTATATAAATCTAAAAATAAAGGAAATAATAAAGAATTAATATGTGAATCAATTCCAGATATTGCACTATCTAGTAATTATATTAATAAATGGAATCAATGGAATGGAGATGAATTACCCGATCAAATAATTAAAGGAGTAGATAGTTTAGTAAATCAATGTTAAAATAAAAAAAAAAGTAAATATTTAAAAATAAATATAACAATTTAAGAAATAATTATAAAAAAAAATGGAATAGTATTATTTAATCAAATGTAATAATTATTTTACCATGATGTTTATTTAAACCCCTGGAAGCAGATAAAGATAGTTCTTGTCTTTTTTTTCTATAATTTTCTATATTTTTTGATTTATTTATAACTTTAATTGAACTATTCATATCATTTTCTATTTCTTTATGATTTTTTTTAATAAAATCAATTAATTTATTATTAATTGCCCATCTAAAAAAATTCAATTGACCCAATGTAGTCATAATAGAATTCATTTCATTTTTATTATTTTTATATTCAAAATTAATTTTATTTCTTCTACAAAATGGATCAAAATTTTTCTTTGAATAAGATTTTAATTGAGATTTATATGAATGATATACATTAAATGATTTATGAGGATAATTTTCTGCATGTTCAATTGTATGATTTCCATTATCAGATTCATAAATCATATAAATAACATCATTTTTTTTAGAATAATTTGTAACAAACCAATCTATTACTCTTAAAGATATTTTATTATATTTAATATAATCTAAAAAATTATTTAAATTTTCATCAACATAAAAAGATTTTAATTTATTCAATAATAAACTATTGTGATAACTCATTTATATATTATTTTATAATTACTCTTTAATATAAATATTTATTTATATTTTAACGCAGTTATTTTTTAAAAGTAGTATCTAAATTTAAATCATTCGATTTAAATTTAGGTGCTTTATTTTTAATTAATTTTGAACTAGATTTACTTGAACTATTCATCATATAAAATAAACCACCACAAATAATAACGATTATAACGATTATAATAATTACAGTATAATTACCACTTTTTTCTCCATCTGGATCTCCATCTGGATCTTCATCTGGATCTTTATCTGGATCTTTACCTTTTATAGGATTAGATTTAGTATTACTGGTATTTTTAATACATTTTTCTGAAAAATTAGGTTCACATCTAGATTTAATTGTTCCATTATTGCTACCAGAATTCCATTTACAAGCAAATGAATTATTTTCTGCTATTTCCATAAATGAATTTCCACAATTATCAGTTTCATCGATATCAAAACAATGATCTATTTCTGATAATGAATTACAATTAACATTTGATGCATTTGTAAAAAGTTCAAGATTATTTCTTTTCATATATATATATATATATATAATATATATAATTTACTTATTATTTATTTAACCAATAAATACCTTGTAAATAACTATCAGACAAGTCATCTTTTTTCTTAGAAGAATTATATAATTGTATAAAGTTTTCTTTTTCTTCTTTTATCATTATTTCACAATATTTTACAGCTAAGTATTTATTACGTTTATATGTTTCTTTATATTTACACTCTATTGGAGGACCATTATAAACTTTTAATTTATTGCGAGCATTTATCATTTCTAAATTATTTATATTAGAGTTTTCATTAGAAACACCATTTATTAAAAAATAAGTATAAACCATCATTTGAATTGATTTCATTGTTGGATTTTTTAATGATGGTTGATTCTCAACTATAACTTCTCTACAATTTAAAAAATCAGGATATTCATTTAATTTTTCAATCATTTTTTTACCTACATTTAATATTGAATTGTTTGTTTTAATTTTTTTTAATTTTTTTTTATCAGGTGGTTTATATTGTTTTAATTTAGAATGATTTGTACATAATTTTATATCATTATCTAACCAAGTTGTAGTATATGTTGCTGATTTATCGCATGAATTACCTTTAGTATTTTTATGTTCACATAAACAATCACAAGAAATATTTATAATACCCCAATCTTGTATTTTTTTATTTTCAGTTAGTTGACAAAAAGCTAAATTCTTTATGCCAATATCAAAAGATAATATGCTCATAATACTATATTAAATATTATTCTTAAATAAAAAATTAAAAATTAAATCCAGATGGAATATTATTGTTGGATGCTAATGGTGGATTCATACTTGCTTGTTTTTGTTCATATGCTTGTGTTGGATTAAGAGGTGGTTCATTAACTTGAGATACTAAACTAGTAATTTGAGTTTCTTGTGTATTTTCTTTTCTAGGCATTGATTCATCTGGAACATTTTTCATAATACTTGAAACACTACTAAATACATATGCTAATTTTATAATATAAATAACTAACGGGGCAAATAATACAGTCCATGCTAAATTTTCATGATTATAGGAACAAAGGCCATATAAAAGAACACCTAAAATAACAATAAATGATATTTCATACCACATGTGCATAGTTAAAATATTATTAACTTTCACACTTTTAAATTTTTGGGAAATATTATAATTATTATATAGTGTAACACCTGCTATAATAGCAAATACAATATAAACAACTAATGGTGAACATTTATCTGTTTTTAAAAGTGAATTTACGCTACTACCAATTTCTTTATCCATTTATATTATGGTATATATATTAATTTTCATTTTTTTATTTAATAAAAATACCTTTTTTTACCACCATCATATGCTAAACGTAATCCAGATTTTTAGCAGATTTTCTACGATTACCTTTTTTTAGTTCCACCACCTGTAACACGAGCTTCTAATGGTCCAACTTTTAATGCTCTTTTACTTTTTTTCCCTTTTTTACTTTTTTTTCCTTTTTTACTTTTAGAACCAAGTCTAACACCTGTTCTCCCTAACATATGATCAGCTCCAATATCAATTCCACTTAAATTAGCAGAAGCATCGGCATTTAAAATTTTTTTATTGCCTATACTACCTTTTAATCCTTTTCTACCTAATGATGCTTTTGCTTTTAAAAGTTTTTTATGTCCAATATGTCCTTTTAGACCTTTTTTATCTAAAGATGCAGAAGCTAAATTTAAAGCATTTGCATTTATACCATCAACCCCAACATTTGCTTGAATATTATGTTTTTTGGTACCTACTCTAACGCCACTATTTTTACCAACTTTAGCTTCAGCAATTCCCAAATCTAAAGATGCACCTCCTTTTTTCATAGTTTTTTTAGCACCAAATTTACCTTTTTCTGTTTTGTATCCAGCTTTAACTAGACGTTTATCTTTTTTAGCAGTTCTATGTTTTTTAGCAGAAACAATTCTACCATGTTTATTTTTCATTAAATCTTTTTTTCTTAATCTACCAGTTGTCATTACGGCATTTCCATGAAATACTGCTGCTCTAGAACCAACTCTTTGAATTTTCATATTATAATATTATATATATTTTTATTTTAACATAATCGTTAAATAATTTGACTTTTAAATTATTTTTTTATTAAAATATAATATGTGTTTCGGTAAATATAAAAAGAAAAATACTCGTCAAAAATATAAAAAAAATAAAATAATACCACTTAAAGAAAATAATAATAAAAAAACAAATATTGAAAGAAAGAATCACCATGAAAATATTAAACGAGAACATTCTATTGTTATTAAACAAAAAGAAGAATTTCACGACAAATTTATAAAAGAAATAATACCATGTGGACATTGTAATAAAAAATTCAATTTAGGTTCTAATGAATTACAAATAAATTGTGGTGGGTGTGATAACTTTTTCCATTGTCATATTGGTGGTAAATGTAAAGGTAAAAATTGTTCAATAGAAATGCCAGATGGAACTATAGAACATTTAAGTTATTGTCTAAATTGTTGTAATCCTTATACAATAAATAATGGTTATTGTTTATGTAATAATTGTTATGTAAAATAAATTTATTCATTAATAAAATAATTAATACCACTGTAATTAACAATAATATATTTTAAATTATCATATATATTTTTTAATTCTTTACATAATATCATATATTTTTTATGATTTAAACAATTATATACTAAAATAATATTATTAATATATTTTTTTAATATAGAAACATTTTCTAAAATATTATTATCAATTTTATTATTTTTATATATTTCAATTATTAAACTTTCGTCATTAAATAAAAAAAGTTTGAAAATATTTAATATCTTAATTTGTTTATCATGTATATTTTTATCTAAAAATAATTCTCTTTCAATTTTACTTATTTTATTTATAAATTCTACTGCATTTTTTTCTTTTCTTAATACCCATAATAGTTTATTAAATTTGTCATCATTTAATTTTACATTATTATCAATAATATTCCTATTTTTATTTATCATATTTTTGTATAATTTATTAAAATCATATTTATTAGTTAAATGTTTTAATATATCATAATTAGTATTAATACTTTTACTTGATCCAATAATTTCAGGTAATTCTCCTCTCATAATTTCTTTATAATCTATATTATAAAATACTATATTACCTTTTATATCATGACCACGTCTTCCTGCTCTTCCACTCATTTGTAAATAATCATCTTTTGTGAATTTACTATTATTCATACCAATAATACATGAAGTTAATACAGGACAATCTATACCTAAACATAATGTTCTATCTGATATTACAATACCAATTTCTTTACTTGATAATAACTTTTGAACAATCCAATTATATTCATTTGGCATTCCATCAATATATATACCAATTCCTCTTTTTAATAACTGCATTAAAGGATGAGTATATTCTAATTTAATTCCAAGAGTTTTTCTAATATTTTTTCTAATTTCTCTAATTTTATTATCACTCATAGGTTCTTTGTGAGTAAAACAATAATCTGGATGTTTTTTAAATATATTTTGTGAACAAAAATCTGGATTTAATATAAAATTATTATATTCTTTTTTAAGATTAATATATGGTTGTTTTTTATCAGAATATATACCATATTTTTTTTTAAGTTTATCTAATAATAATTCATAATATTCTTGAATTTGTAATGAATAGTTGAATTTTTCTGTTTGATTAAATTGTTCTACTTTATTTTCAATATCTGATATTGGATCTTTACTTGATTTATTAATTTTAATTTTAGATTTAAATAATTCTAATTTATCTAAATAATTTTTATATAAATCATTTTTTTTATTTAATATATCATAATGATATGGATAATTATAATTTTCTGCTTCTATTAATTTAGTATGTATATTATTAAATAGTTGTATACAATTATTTAATTCAGTATTAAATAATAACATTGGAAACATCTTATTTTTTTTAGAATCTAATAAAAAATCAATAATATCATCATTATTTTGTTTTATATTAAAATCCATTGAAAAATTATCCAAAATATTACAAATATTTTTTGAATAATCATTATTTAATAATTGTAAGTTTTCTTTTAAAAATATTTCATAATCTTTTGATTGATCTAATGTTAAAATATCATTATTATGTATATTAGAAAAATATTTATCAGGTGATAAATTATTAATTTTATCATATAAATCATCATCATCATCACATAAATCTTCAAATTCTTCTTCTATTTTTTCCCATAAAACAGCTAAATCTTTTGGAGAAAATGGTAAATTATATTCTATCAATTTATTATTATTTATATCTTCTATATTTATTGATGCTAATGGATGTAATTCTACTAATTTATTATTTTTCCATAACCATCTTTGTTGATTTATAAATCTTTTATTATATTCTATTAATTTTATTTCTTTATTTGGATTTATACTTTTGAATATATTATGTAATTTTTCAATATTTTTAATAGTTGCAGATAAAGCAATAAAAGGACAATCGATTAATTTTATTAAATTTTCATATATATTTCCATCATCTATTTTATTTAATCCATGTATTTCATCAAATACTGCATAATCAAATTTAATATTTATTTTATATAACATTTTTTCAAATATTTCAGGTGTTCCTAAAAATACATTTATTTTATCTGTAAATGAATTATATTCTAAATTATTGCATAAATAATGAACTTTATAACCCATTTTAGTAAAATGAGCACCAACTTGATATACAACAGGATCAGCCGGGCATATATATGCTATAACATTATGAATAACTGCTGCTCCCATTCCAATAAAAGATTTACCAGATGATGTTGGTGCTCTTACTAAAACTGAAATTTTTTTTTTCATGTTTTTAAATGTCTCTAATTGCCAATTTTCTAATTTATTTTCTTTTTTTTCCCAGATATTTAATGGTGGCAATAAATGCCCCATTGATTTTAATATATATAATTTTAAATCATATTCATTTAATTTTTTAGATATTTTATCAATTATTATTTTATTATTTACATCAGTAATTTCAACATTTATTAATTGAAAATATAAACCCATTATATTTTCCATATTATTTTTCCTTATTTTTTTATCATTCCATAACCTATCTAGTAATTTAAATTTATAATTTAAAATACCTTTATCGCTTTTAATATTTTTTAAATTATTAAAGATGTCTTTAATAATTAAATTATTTAAATAAAAATTTATTTTTTTTTCATCTTCTCTTTCTTCTTTTAATATTTTATTTTTATTTTGTTCTATTCGAATTAAATCTGCTTTTTTTATTACTTTTTTATTTTTTTGTTTTTTATGAATTGTATTTTCAATTTTTGTATTATTATTTTTAATTGAATCCTCAATTATATGTTTAAAATTTGAGTTTAGATCTTCACCTAAATCTCTAATAAATACATTGAAATTATCATTATCAATTGTTTGCCAAACTAAGTTTGCCATATTTATTTTTTTAATGTATATATACTATTAGTTATGTTTTTAAGTAAATTTATCTAGATCTACAACCATTATCATATAACTTAATAGCACCTTGATCTTTTATATTAGATCCTAAATTATTATTATTACCCATTGCTGCCTGACATGCACCTACTCTTATTTCATTTCCATTCCAATCACCACCTGGATTTACTGTACATCTAGAAACAGGATCCCCTTGTTTAACACATAATTCATAAGAATCATATGATGTTCTACCTAATCCGGGATCAGGCCAAATAGATTGTTTTTCTCTTGGATAAGTTTTAGAACATTCATTTATTGCCCAATTTAACATTTCATTTTGTTCGTTACTGCCTTTGGCTAAACTAGCATATGGTGTATCATTTATTTTCATATCTGAACATTTTTTGCATGTTCTATATTGATTTGTTTTATTTGGTGAAACATCATTGTGTCCACAAAATAATGCTTCTTTTGGTACAAGTGTCCTTTCATTAGATTTTTTATTAAGTCCAATTGAGTCACCCCACCCAAAAAATTCAAAATCTTCTGGATTTCCATCAACATATTCTTTATATATTTCTTTATTATTATCTATATAATCTAATCGACCCTCTACAATTTCACCATTATTATCTTCTACACTATCAATTGTTTCTTGTGGTATAGCAATAACAGATGTTTCCGAAGCTATAATTGGTTCAGTATCATTCCAAAAAACACTATTATATGTATTAAATTTTTTACTAGGTCTAATTATAATATCATCATTTGAATCGGGATCATTTAAATAATTTTCTGTTTTTCCTGTAGTAGGTTTAATACCTAGTTCGTATGCTTCAAAATCATATGTTACATTTTTCCCATATATAGCCATATTTTCTATATTTGTATCAGGTCCTATATCACCTGATTTACAACAACCCCATCCACCCGTGGTATCCCACCATCGACCATCTCTATTACCTTCATTATCATATACTGCACATGTACCACCTTCTGGTACACATCTAACTTCTGGTTTACCAAGCATTAATTCACAATTATCACCAGAATATCCTGAAGCTGTATCACATATACATTCACCTGTATTATTATCACAATATCCTCTTTGTATTGTTCCACCTATTCCAACTCCATTTTGTCCACAATCTTTATTTTTACACTTATTTGGCATTTGACAAATTGGGACTAATCCATTTGAATCTGGATCAGATCCCATACATTGATTAAGTGTATCATTGGTTGATGCCAATCTACATGGAATAACATAATTATTTTCCATTGTATCCCATTCTGTTATTGTTTCATTATCAATACTGATTCTATTTTTTCCATAAACACTTACTTGGGTAGATCCAATTGAAAATTTTTCTCCAAAATTTTCACATTTATCAGCAGTAATTTCCGAACAACTCTCTGTTACTTCTAATCCAACTTCACATTCAATTGGTTCACATATTTGTTTACTTATATCTATATCATTTATATCATCTTTATTGCATATATTTTCATTATTATTCATTGTTTTTTTAATTAATTCTTCTTGATTCAAATTCATATTTTCATATTCTCTATCATCAATATTACAATTTACTAAATAATTGTTAACATTAATTCCAGAAAATTTAATAATTTCATTATTTTGATCTACAACTTGTCCACATTCTTGTTCTGGATCATCATTAATACAACTTGTATAATTATTATTATCATTATTATCAACTAATAATTTAAAATATTTTTGACATTTAGGTAAATTGCATTTATTATATAATATATCTGTTCCGTTATTAGATTCAGTACATGATTGTTCATCTTCATTCCATCTACATCTTTGTGAATTTATATTAATATTATTCTCATTCATTATATTTTCATAATAGTAACTATTATTACAATTTTCTTTATTTGATATTGGTAAACAACTATCAACCCATTCAGTTGCGTTATTTAAAACACAATCATTTATATGTGATTCGCATCCTGTATTTATACATTCTTGATATGAACTATACTTACCATTTTTATCTGGATAACATTCAGCTTTACCATTTGTAGAAAAATCTGTTCTTATTCTTCCACAACTCCAATTACATTCTTCAGCTAATTCAATTATTTCATCATCGGTTAACCAATTTGTTCCACTGCTATTTGTTCCACTGCTATTTGTTCCACTACTATTTATTTCATTATTTTCTAAATATTCATATTTATCTTTATTACAATCAATTAAAATATCAATGATTATGATTACAAATATAGATAAAATAAAAATGCAAATTAATGTTTTCTTATCATACATTAATATATATATATATATTAATATATAATATTTAAAAATATTCTATGTTTAATTTATATATAAATTATAAAATATAAATTAATATGAAATTAGAAGATATTAATAGTTTATCAAATGAAAATTTAATCAAAATAATAAAAAAATATAATATAAAACATAATGGATCTTTATCCAGAGACAATGCAATAAAATTAGTTAAACAATTTTTTATAGAAAAAATGAAAAAAAAAGAAAATAATTCAGATATTAAAAGTGTTAATATTAATAGAACAAATCGACAAAGAAGAATGTCATCTGCTAATAGTACAGTAACTAAACGTGATAATATTCCAACATCAGATGTTAAACATATTAGAGATAGAAGAATGTCTCAACCCACAACAAATGATGAAAAAAAACAAGCACAAATAGATCATGAATTAAAACAAAATCAATATCAAGGTCAAAAAGAAATAATTGATGAACTTAATAAAAAAATGCCAATTTATGATAAACATGGTATATATCCTGCTCAAAAGAGATTAGTTGCTATTGGAGATGTTCATGGAGATTTAAAAGTTACATTAATAAGTTTAAAATTAGCAGGAGTTATTGATAAAGATATACATCCATATAATTTTGATATTAATAAAATTGAATGGATTGGAGGATCAACATGGATTGTTCAAACAGGTGATCAAATTGATAGATGTAGACCAGATAATTGGGATAAAGATTGTATTGAAAATTTAGATGACGTAGTTGAAGATGAAGGTAATAATATGTTGATTATTAAATTATTTAAAATATTAGATGATAAAGCAAAAAAATATGGTGGTCGTGTTATTACTTTATTGGGAAATCATGAATTAATGAATGTTGATAGAGATTTTAGATATGTTTCTCCTCAAGAATTTCTAGAATTTGTTCCTGTTAAAGATAGAATATCACAAAAAACTAAAGATGGTTTACCATTGGGTTATTATCATAGAGCAAAGGCATTTGAAAGAGGTGGATCTTTAGCTACATATTATGCTACTCATAAAAAAAGCATAGTTATAGTTGGTAGTTGGTTATTTGTTCATGGAGGATTTAGTCATTCTTTATCTCAAAAATTAACAATTCAAGAAATAAATGTATTAGTTCAAAAATGGTTATTAAATAAAACTAATGAAAATGAAGAAGAATTATTTGATGAAATTTTTAGACAAGATGACGATTTATCTCCATTTTGGTGTAGATTATTTGCGGAAGAAGATGAAGAAGGAGAAAATACAGAACAAGGATTTAATCATTTATTAAATATATTAAATAAAAGAAATAAAAAATTAATGCCAATTAAAGGTATGGTTATTGCTCATACACCACAATATATGCATGATAGATATTTAAATTCCTTATATAATAACAGATTGTGGAGAATAGATGTTGGAATGTCTAGAGCATTTGGTAAACATGATATGTGTGGAGATAATAAATATAGACAAATTCAAGTATTAATTATTAATAATGATAATAGTTTTGAAGTTAAAAAACAACCATTTAATGGAAGACAACCTGTTCCTGGTATGGGTGAATCCGTAGATCTAAATTTAAGTGGATTTTTAAGTTAAAAATATATATTTTAAATATATAATTTTATAATGAATATTGAATTATTAAATCAAAGAAAATTATTATTAATGTTATTTGATTTACTATGCAATAATTTAGATAATTATATTAAAAACGAAAATTTAATATTCAAATCAAATAATAATGATTATAATTTAATATTAAAAGATTTGGAAACTATTTATGATAATTTTGAAAAAAAATTAACAAAAAAAATTTTTTATATAAGTAAATTATAATATGAAAAATTTATCAATATTATTAAAAAAAAAAAGTAAACTATTTCAATGTATATTTATAACATTATTATTTCAACTATTTATAACATATTCTACTATAACAATAAATGATAAAATTAATATTATAGATAATAATAATACAATATTATTTATATTATTAATAGTTGGATTAATTATCATTACCATAATTATACAATATACAGAATCATTTATATTAAAACAAATATTATTTGGAATTTTTAGTATTATTGTTGGTTTATTATTATCATATACTTTTGATAGTATTGAAAATAAAGACATAATAAAAAAATCAATAATATCCACATTAATTAACTTTATAATAATATTTATTTTTGGTTTAATTATAGGACTATATGGAATAGATATATCATGGATGGGAATAATATTACTTATATTATTATTAATTATAATTACTGTATCTATATTTAATATATTTGATAATAGTGAAGATAAAGATAAATGGAATAAATATATATCAATATTTATAATTATTTTATTTTCAGTATATATTATATATGATACAAATAATATATTATTAAAATATAATGATAATAAATGTGTTGATGCAGCATTAGACTATTATTTAGATATTTGGAATATATTTACATCATATTTAAATTTAAATAGATAATTAATCAATTTTATCTAATATTTTATCTAATATTTTATCATCTATTTTATCATCTTTTTTATCTTCTATTTGTTTTATTTCATTTGGATTTATTATTATAAAATAAGAAAAAATAAAACTACAATAATAGTAACTAGATGTAAGTGTCCAACATAAAAATGAATATGCTACATAAAATCCATGTAAATGAAGTATTATTTTATAAATTTGCCATAATTGATATAAATTATAAAACATTATTATTAATATTATTATTATATTTTACATATAATGACTAACAATATCTTTTTCATTACATAATTTTTCAGGATTATTTTTTTCAATTATTTTTTTAAAGTCACTTAATTTATCCAAAATATTTTCACATTTTCTATTAAAGAATAATAGTTCTTGTAACATAGCAGTTGTATATTTATCATGCTTAATACTATTATAAAATTTATTAAAATTATTTTTTTGTTTAGGTAAAAATCTATTATACATATTTTCTGTTTGATATTTATCAGCATAACCTAATTCTAATTTAAAATCAACTCTACTTGATCTAACAACTGCATTATCTAATGTTTCTGGATTATTAGCAGTAATAAATAATAAAGCACCTTCTATACAAGTAAATCCATCCATACAATTTAATAGTCCTTGTAAAGTTATTCCATTTTTATTTGAATCTCCTTTTTTTCTATCATTAAATATACAATCAATATCTTCAATTACAATAACTTTTCTATTATCTTCTTTACCTCTTTCAGAACATTCTGAATTTACATTACTAAAAGCATCAACTAGATGTGAATCATCCATATCAGTTGATAATGGTAGCATATATACATCACAATTAAAATGAGATGCTATTGTATTAATCGTTGATGTTTTACCTGATCCTGGAACACCATATAAAAATGTGATATTTTTATACGGCATTCCAAATGATAAATAATCATTTCTTTCATTTTCTGAAAAAAAATCTGTAATATTATTTATTATTTTATCTAGTTGACCTTCTTTTAAATATAATGTTTCAATTGGTCTTTTAGGTATTTTTGAAAATAAATACCAATAATCTTTAAAATAATATACTCTTACTGTTTCATTTGATTTTTCTTTATATTTTTTTAATCTATTTCTAACTAAATCTCTAGAGTTATCTACAAACTTTGTTAAAACATCTTTATTTTCATGAATTAATTCTAATTTCCAAAAAATAATTTGTCCCTTTGGTCCAGCACAACAATCATTTACTAATACTAATTTTTGTATATTATCTTTATTGTCTTTTATATGATAATGTTTGCATCTAATTGTTTCATTCTCAAATTCAATTTCTATATCTATTTCACCTGGTATCAATACTTTTTCTTTATCATCTATATATATATTTCTATATGAATATGATCTTAAATTTATTTCTTCTAAATATACAAAATTATTTATTTTATCTTTACCTAATTTATATATATTTTCGAGAACATGTCGATAATATGAATTATTAGATATAAATTCAAGTTTCATTTTATAATATTATTCTAATTAATTTTAAATATTAACATATTGTGGCAATACATGTATCAATGATCTAGGTGTTTCATTCCCCCAAATAATATTATTATCATCTTTATATTTTGGAAATTTATTGAGAGCACATCTAGCATATAGTATTCTTTTATTATGATTAATAATTATTGGTGAAATATCATTTTCTCTAAATTCATTCATTGACATAGCTTCACTTCCAACAATTGGAATTTCATTCCCAATCCACCCAATAATTCTACCATCTACTTTTTTTATATCTACTTTTTCTTTATGTTTCTTATTGTTATTGAGTTTAAAGTTTCTAGACCTTTTACCCATGTTTAATTATATTTTGATATTAAATATCATATTAATTTCAAATTATTTAAGTTATTTGATATATAACAAAATATTAAAAAAAAATATTTTACATATTTAGTTT